ATATTTACCTCATTTCTATCATTGTTTGCATCAGCCATTTTACTTATCCTTAGCTTTGCCCACATTAAGTGAACACCAGTCTACTATTTTGTAAACTTTTTTCATCCAACCATCGTCGATTGGAGTTGGTGTAAGCGCACTTATTAATGAAGCACACATTACGACTGTTGGGATAACAGCAAGCCATGCGGTCACCCATTCAAAGAATCCTAACATATTAGTCTCCGTTTGTAGTGGTCACCTTACGATAGTAAACGACCACTTCTTTGAGCTCGTTTATATATCTTTTTAGCTCTTGAGTATTATATGACATGAGTTCATAATCTGGAACTGACATGGCAAAAAATACTACTTGACCTTGGTCTTTCTCAATTTGAGTAAGAAACTCGTCAAGATTTTTGGAAGAAACCACATACCAATATGGCTCTTTCAAATCTATTTCGCGAGGCATAATCGGTTGGATTATATTCCTTTCGATTGGCTTAGCACTAACCTCTAATGTCTGAGTTGGGAGTAAGCTGCACCCCGTCATCAAGAACATCAATGTCACGACTATCTTTTTCGATACCATCAAATACCTCCTTTGTTGCTTTGTTAACTCTAGTCTCTATCAGACCTGGCTTTGCAGCCGCTAACTTTGTTAAATTGTGTCTCTTAAAAATATCTAAATATCTGTCCATCTCTTGTTGGATTTCCTGACCTTTAGTTTGTAGCTCTAAAAGAGACTTCCCTTGTAGTGCCATATCGTTCTGTAACTGCGCTATTGTTTCTTCTTGTGTTGCTGCAGCTACCATTAACTGTGCGTTGTTTTCTCTCAATGTTTGATTGTCATTCCAAAGATACCAACTGCCTAGTGATAATACTACTATAATTGCTATAAAAAATTGATTCATAGTTCTTCTATCCTATAATTGAGCCCTTCAGCCCCTCTGATTTCTACTGTTTCGCCACTAACTGTTTTGAATTTTAAGTATTTATCTTTTTTCGCAAAGAATTTCTCCACAATAAATTGCTGGTCATCGCCATCCCCATATGTGGAGTTATAACTTACGATTAGTTTGTACCTAGTTCTAAAAAGATTTAAGAAATCTTCCCATAACTTAAGTACTGTGGTCTTTAGCTTAGACATGTTCCCAGATTGCGTCCTGAAATAATAAAGCTTCTGCTTCTCTCCTTCTAATAAGACCTTCAAGAACTTTGCCTCCTGCTTTATTCCATCTTTTTAGCTGATTGGGGACATCTGCGTAATCCTCTGCATTTAATCTCTTTAAAAGAGTTGAGGCTTTTAGATTGGCTGGACCTAGGTTGTATACCCATGATACTAGGGCGTCGAATTGATTTTGTGATAAAGGACACGTTACAAGGTCATTAATATAACCTTCGAATTCTATGAGTTCGTGTTTCAGCGCTTCATCAGCTTCTACTTCTGTCCACACATCTCCTTCTGAAACGCCTTTTGTATGTCCGTAACCTATAGTCCATACTCCAGCCGCACATTTATACGCCTCTAGTTCTAGTCCTTCAAATTTTTTGATTAGGGCTAAGCCCTCTGTTGATATATTCATAATTTCCTCTGTGTAAAAAGGGAGCCGAAACTCCCTCCATAACTTTACCCTTTGTTCGGTTGTTAAGTTAGTGTGCTGACTGTGTTTATCATGATTCCACCGAATGTTATCACTAATAAACTGTTCATAGTAGCATCACAGAACTTGCCATCTTCACAAATTAAAAGTCTTAATTTGTTTAATTGTCTCATTTTATGTCAAATACCTTTGGTTTTTTATCTTCGGGTATGACCTTTTCGAGTTCTATGCTAAGCAAGCCGTTTTCGAACTGTACTCCTTGGATTTCAATAAATTCACCCAACGAGAAAGTTCTTTTGAACATTTTTCCGCTTATACCTTTATGTAGATATTCTTCTTCATCTCCGCATGTTAGTTTATCCATGCCTTGAATAGTTAAGGTTCTCTTGTCTAAAGAAACTTCTATATTCTCTTTCATCCAGCCTGGCAACGCCATTTCTATTCTAAAGTAGTCATCACCGCGTGTTACTATATTATGTCGAGGATACGCTGTATCATCAACGGGGTTAAAAAATCTCTCATCAAAGCCGAGAAAGTGCTTATACATTATATTTTCTAATGTCATTTTATTACTCCTTTTCAGTAAGCTTGCATCTTGGTTAGTTGTTGCCCCTTTCGGTAGCGTTAGTTCCCATAGTTCTAAAACTGAATGTTCAAAGATGCAGAAAGAACCTGTTTTAATGAATGAACTATACCATCCCATATCCCATAGCCATATTCATAGCTACAAGATATATTATACTAAATTTTGAAGTTGATGTCAAGAATTATTTTTCGTCATCTTCTAGGGTTAGTAAGCCCTTATCTTCAAGAACATCTATTGTAAACTCAATAAAGTGATACTTGCAATAAAAGTATGTTGCAGTATTTGTTATTGCTATCCACAGTAAAAATGCAATGTCGTCGTTCATAGTCTCTCCTTATTTTATGTATATATTATACTACTTTTCTAACGCCAGGTCAAGAACTATTTTTAACCATGTTAAATTTAATACTTGACAACAGGTTCTATTTTTAGTATAATAAGGGTATGAATAAAAGATGGACTCAAGACGAAAAGCAATACCTACGGGATAACTACAAGGTAATCTCGACTGCACAGATATGTGAGAAACTTGGTGTTACAGAGAGTCAACTTTACTCACAAATACACTACTTAAGAAAGCGAGGGTGGACTTTCGGAAGAAGCCACCTTCAAAATAGGAGTGCCAATGCCTAGTATTTACTGTAGAAACATGCCGACAGAAAAAGCAATTCGCATTTTTCGTAAGAAATGTGAGGCCGACAAGATAAAAGAAAGATGTCGCGAACTCGAATTCTACGAGAAGCCAACAGTAAAAAGACAACGCAAGAAAAACGAGGCAAGGAAGAGACATCTTAAATCTCTCAAACAAAATCCAACTAACTATCGAAGAACTAATAAATTTTCTCGGAGATAAGACTTTCCCAGAACATACTCTCGATAACCTACCCAAAAATTCTACTTGCAATCTTGATAAAGTTATGATATAATATTACTATAAATTAAGAATAGTTAATCAAATCATTGATATCTTCTCTCCCTATCGAGACCTACTCATGTTTATCTTTGACTAAAGCTCTTCGAGCGTAAGCGAAGAAGAGATTAGAGATGAACTGAGTGAAAGGTCGAGAGAGACAATTTTAATTTAATTCTTCACTAAAGAAAAAGACCGAATAAAACGGTCTTTAAATCTTTTCTAAAACTGCGTCTAAATTATCTGACGACTTCGCCCAATTCAAAATTTTTCATCTAATTTTCCCGTAATTGCATCTAATCTTTTACGCCTTTTCATTTCCTCAATCTCTACCTCTAGGTCTAGAAATCTTACTTCTGTATTTAGAAACTCTACTATTTCCTTAGTCTTTAGCGTAACCTTAAAGTACATCAAATCCCCATGCATTCGCATATTTTCCTTATCACATACTCCTAGCCCTTGTGGTGTCATTACTATTCTTTGCATATTCCCTCCAATAATATCTTTAGTGTGGTTTTTGGAGCTTTCTCTAGCCCTTTCAAGTCTTTAGCGTCAATTTCTAGTTTCTCTGCTAATTCTTCTACTAACTCCTGTTTCGTTACAGGCTTCTCTCCAGTCTTTGTCGTATAAACACTTCGTATATATACTCCTTCCTTGGAGAGCTTTCCTATAACACTTTTCTCAGACTTGCCTAATTCTACAGCAAGCTTTGATACTGTCTCTCTAGTAGGGACTTGCTGATAAGCCTCTACCATTTTAGCTGTTATTTCCTTACTGTAGTTCATCCAACCCTCTCATAGCTATCTATTACTTCTTCTATACTTAGAGGCTTCTGTACAATACTTATATTCTTACCTTCTATTTTATGTACTGCTCCATTATTGTAGTAAATAAACATTCCCATACCAAAGCCTAAGTCTCCTTTATCACCTTTTGTTGAGTATATTTGAGATACTTTGTTTCCCCAGTCTTCAGCAGCTAGGTACAATCTTCGTCTATCTACTAGGTCTTTATATTGAGACATTCCATTCTCCTGTGCTAAAGTACTCGTATACTAACTCATCTGCATACTCTTGTGGTACTAGGGTTTCTCCATTAGTAGCTTCTTGTTCTTCCCACCATTCAAAGTGTTCGTGAATCTCTCCAAACATTAACTCTAGTTTAGT